ACCCGGACCTCGTAGCCCCAAGGACGGGTCGTATGACCCCAAGGTGTTCCAGCGGTAAGTGTCATTTCCTCTCCCGTCGTTCTGCGGTTCGACGATGGCTTCAGCCATCTATCGCCTCACAGGTACAACTCGTAATCCGGACCCGTCACAAGCGACTGACCGGAGGTAGAAAGCACGTAGACCCGATAATGCGTGGTCACAAGGCAATGGATGTACTCGACAAGTTCCTGCCCCTGCCCGCGATCCTTCAGTATTCCGCGCCCGAACCGACGTATGAACCGATTCTCCTTCTCTGGATCCAGCAGCAGATCGTGGCGCGGCATCACGAGGATACGCGGAAGAATCGACGCACGAACGACCTTCGCCGGTTCTATCATGGAAGAAGGATTTTCCGTGCCGTCCTCGTTGTACTGCGAGACGGTGCGGTGGCCGACAATTTCGACCTCCCACCCGAACCGATCGGAAAGGGGCGTCACACTCATGTTTCATCGTACGCCAGAGTCAAAGTTTCAGCCGTCAACTGTCCGCTCGACGCCGTACTTGCCACGATCATCTGCATCCGCAGGAAGTCGCCCTTATATCCGGTGCTGGTATGAGGGCCGGTGTTGATTGCGTCCATGTCGATGGGCGAACCGGAGGTCTTCGTGAAGAGGTCCGTCCCGGCAATATCGGTGTCCACGTTCGCAGAGAACGTCCCCGACAGGTCGTACTCTACCGATACGCCCGTTCCAAACCCACTCGCACCGTCCGTGTACGCACGGAGGTTCTGAATGTCCACAGAGGGCGCGGTGGAGAAGTAGAACCGCACCTGCTTTGTGTAACTGTAATCCTCACCCGCGCCTGGAATCTGAAGCCGATCGTTCGTATCGACCGTCGTGTTATCCGCCGCCTTGAAGCGAACGGTTCCGCTCGTCTTGTCCGTACCCGCCGACGAACCCGTCATCTCATGAACTTGCACCGTTGCGGCCATCTTCATACCCTCCTTCGGGTCGTGTTTTTACCATCTCGTCGGCGACCATTCACCGCGACGTGGAAGCGAGCACCGATGCGAACGTGACGGTCCCCTTGATTCTCTCATACGGTTGATTCGGCGTGGAGATCGTCGTCACCCCGTCTACCGCCACAGAAAACAGGATCAACAATACGAGCATCCACCACCATGCACGTCGCATCGCGCCATCAATTACCAGTTTGTCGCCGACCAACCGCCGCCACCGAACTTCCCGGTACGTGACGGCTTGGGTAATTCCGATTTCCCTTCCTTCTTTGTTTTCGCTTGCTCTTGCAATCGCTCTGCGAGTTGATCGAGATTCGCGTTCAGCGACATGAGAGCGGCCATCGCGTATGCTTCACAATCGAGGGCTTCGTTTCGCGCCCTTATTTTCTGCCACACCTTCGCGGGAAACCCTCTGACGTATTTCGTTGTTATCTTTTCCGCTGTTAATTGTCTGAAATATTCTTCATCAACCTCCGGCTTGTTTACGAAATGCATATAGCCCGGACCAAATTCAGCGACTTGAAGCCGAGAATATATCAGCCCCTTGCAAGTGTCTACTCCGACGAGTCCAAGAAGCACTCCCGACTTTTTCTGGCGTCGGTTCGGAATGCGGATGATCGGCAGTCCCGCCCCGCCCACGCCCTTGATCGCCCATATCCTGCGGTGTTCCCGTTTCACGCAGAAATCGTACACCTGCTTCGTAGCATGCCCCCCGGAGTCTATGCACGTTGCGGCGATGCGAAGCGACATGCCGAGTTCATGCGCCCACGACCGATTCAAAACCGCGTCCAGATCGGCCCACACCTTTTGATCCGTTTCAGGTCTTCCATGCAGCGTCATCCATTCTATAAGCCATGATTCCTCGCCGCGTCCCCACCCCTTGATCGTTATTTCGATCCGATCGTCTTGGATGTCAACGCCTGCCGTAAGAACCGCCACGCCTTCGGGAATAGTCGGACCGTACTGTTCGCGCCTCGCTGCGAGCGTCCCGTCGTCGACCGTGACGCCTTCTTCCTCCCATGATTCGGCGAGTGTGGTGTTGATCCACACTTTCAGAGTTTCGGGGGTTTTTTTCGCGATGTAGAACGCCTCAACGATCTTTTCCCACGTCGACCACGGCGAATACAATTCGTTCAGATGGAACCCCGCCTTCTTCTTCCGTTCGGGATGGCGAGCGATCCACTTGCCGTTGCGAATCATCCGCGCCTTGTCCTGTTCTTGTAGATGCGCGGCGCAGTATGAACATTCGTAATAGACGTTTGTCGGCTCGTCTGCCTCGTCTTTCGACCATCGAACCTGTCCCCATATCAACACCTGAAGCCCGCCGCACTCTGGACAGGGAACGTGATACTGCCGCATGTCGGACGATTCGTATTCTCGTTCGATCGCGGAAACGCCCTTGATCGTAGGCGTTGAAAACTTCCCGAGTTTTTTGTTCCAGAACGTCTGCGACCGCTTGTCTGCGAGTTTAATCGGCGACCCTTCGGTCCCTGCCGACATCGGGAAGCGGTCAATCTCGTCTTGCAGCACCACACGCACGGGACGCGATGCAAGCGACGCCGCGCTGTTTGCCCCGGCGAGGGATATACGCCCGCCGGGAAATTCTTTCGCCCGCAGCGTGTTCCCTGAATCGCGGCTGCGCGGGTCCTTTACTTTGTTCCGCAACACGGGCGTGTCGCGCAACATCGGAGCGAGACGGTCTTTGCTCCATATCTCCGCGAGTTCGATGGTCGGCAGCACAATCAACATAGGCGCGGGGTCTTGATCTATATGATACCCAGCGACGTTGTTCAGAATTTCAGTTTTACCAACTTGCGATGAAGTCATGCCGACAATTTCTTCGATTTTTGGATCGGAGAAAGCGTCCATGATCCCGCGCTGATATTCGGCACGCGAAGTGTAAAACTGCCCCGGCTCGGCAGACGATTCGGGAGATAATTTTCTAAACTTGTCCGCCCATTGGGACACGGTCAGTTCCGGCGGTGGTTTGAACAACCCCATCGCCCGTTGCACCATCCCCAACATCGTCTGCAACGCTTCCGGAGTAGTCCGCGTTGGCGAGTTCTTCAAGAACCTCGTACCCTTCCCTCCTCATAACTTCGCGGATTTCGTTCACGTTTGAACACGCCACTATCTGATGCGGCACTTTGTCGAAATACGCGAGGAACTTTCCACGCGCAGACGTTACTACTCGTTCCCATGTCCTTATGACAAGCGTGGATGATACGAGTTCACCACGACGCTCGGCGTTTACCATTTCTGCCGCTTCCGCCTGCGCCTTGACGAGCCGCGCCTTGTCCTGCGCTATGTCGTCCGACACAAGCCGCTCGCCGCCACCTGCAGCAGCCCTCAGATATCTGATGTACGCCTGTACGCAAGCGATCAGATCATATTTCCCCGATGTCGCCCTCGGGACGATCCCTTCCTTCGCAAGTTGGTAGACGCGCCGTTCTGTCAACTCCAACACTTTTGCGATAACGGCGATGGGAAACAGTTGCCGCTTCGCTTCAGCCATGTTGTGTCGTCCTCATCTTCGTTTCGACATCCTCAATCGTTCTAATCTGCGCCAGCCGTGGTTGATTATGACTGAACTGAAATATGACAAATTTTCTGGCGGTAGACGACAAGCATGGCTCAAACATACCCTCGGGCGATTGCTTCGGGAAGGACCCCACGACGATTCGATGCCGGTTTTCTCGTCTTCGGCGTCTGTGTCACGGGGTCGGCCCTCGAACCGTGCGTTCGCGTAGCACTTCGTCGAAGAGACGCGGGAAATGTTCGCGTACAAAATTCTGTGCGACCGTGTAAAAGTCGTACCGTTTCCGATAGAGCGGCCGACTCTTCATCACGAACAAGAGCGGGGTCATCTTGCCCTTGTCAACGAACCAGATCGCTCTCGGCGTCGCGACGTAATGCCCCGTCCTCTTCTTTCGCGCCTTCGATCGCTTTGTCGTGTTCGAGTACACATCAGTCATCGCCCCGAGTCCAGCGAGGATCTGCTGAATTTGTCCGCTCGACATGTTCCCGTATGCATTGATCCGCGCACCGCGAGCGGGAGCGAACGTCGTGCCCCGTGGGTATACTCCGTACCCTCCCCGTAAGTTGAACGTGGTCGCTCGTTCCTGAATGAACATCTCGAAAATCTTCGGGGGGCGTGTTCCCCCTTCCACCTGCGGATTCAGATACCGCGTCGACCGTGCAGCCCACGACTCTTTGAAGCCGACCTCCGCTGTCATATCTTGCATCGACGGACGCTTGATCTTCAAGGCATTCATGGTGTAGGGCGTGGGGCGATCAAACACGCGATGCATTTCCGCATACATGCGACTCTGTGTCTGTTCGGCCATTCGGTCAGTCGCGACAAGCGCGGAGAACCGGATTTGCGACGGGAGCAGGTGTTTGAATTGCTCCCGCACTTCGTCGATCCCTTGCACCGTGACATTTAAGTTCATCGATGCCCCCACGTTCCGGGTACAAAAAAAGGTCGGGAGATGCACATCTCCGACCCTACCGGGAAAATACTGATTTTCGATTTGTTTGTCAAGCGGTTTTTACGAAGCGATGACATGTCCCCTCGTTTAACTTTCTGCAACTTTTGATCGGCTCTCTGTTTTCTCCCTGATATTCCAGCAATCCGCGGCAGCATAATTCCTCCGAGAAACGACGCCGCGCTTGCGCCAGCCTTTTCCGTTCCATCTTACTTGGCACTTCTCGCAGAGACTCGCGGTTGATTATCAACCGCGTAAGGGCTCTTCGCCCATCAAGTCGGAAGAAAAGCACCAGCACCATCATTGCGTCCGCATCCGGGTCCTCCCCCGCACTTGCCCCAACCCCGGGCATCATGCTCCTCGGTGACGCACGACGCTCGCGATACCGCAACATCGCCCCGACCGCGTGATAGATGGACCGATACATTCATGTCGAATCCGGTTTGGAATGAACCACGAAATGCACACGGCAGATGTTGTCGATCCTGTCGCCGTAAATGCTTTTCAACGCCCTTCGCTCATTCTGGCTGATGACCGGTTTTCTGTCGACGTATTTGATGAACGCCGTGGCAAAATCAGGTTGTTCCTTCGAAGATAACCGAACGTATTCCCCCACGGCGGGTATTCGATTGGTGTTCTGTCGGATGGTGCTGGTTTTTTTGCCGGAGAGAATCGCTTCCACGAAATCGTCGAGAAACCGGATCGTCTTCATGATAA